TGTACAAACCCTCAATGCGATCCGCGTGCTATTGGTGGGTGCTGGATTTAGCGACTCATTGGTAAAGCAGTTTCTAAGTACAGAGGATGAATAATTTTAAGAGCTACTCTTCGGTGGGCGGTATTACCGCGCCTGGAAAACAGATACATGACACCACCGCGACACTCGGCGGGGAGATGTGGTTCTTTTGACAATGATGGACAATGATCATTTCGAGGTATCGGATTGGGATTACTTCTTTGCGAATTGGCCAAGCCGCGAGGAGGTGGTGGATGGGTGGCACAAGTTTTGGGGAAACACGGAACTTATTCGCACATACCGAGATTCGCGTGGCAGATCACTCCGCGACAAGGATGGTAAACCGTTGGTCACACGATCCACAAAAATCAGGCAGATGCCTATGGGGGAGACGGTTTCTGACTATATGAATTATGCAAGACCCAAGAGACGAAAATGACTTACTACGATAAAGCAGAAGATGAGGCGAAGCTGAAATGTACCAAAGAGTTTGAGTCCTTTTTGAAACGGTGGGAAGCGGAGTCTGACTTAGAAAGTTATGAAATCCTTCAATGCATAAACGAAGCTGTTGATAACCTTTATGAGGACGAGGACGAAGATTTGGAAATCTTGATAGAGTTCGAGGAAGATGACGAAGAAGATGAGTGAGAAACCAATAAATATTTACAAGCCCACCAAGGAGTTGGAAAGCATGCCTATGATGGTGGCGCGCTTACTCAAGGTGAACCAGGAGTTACGCGAAGAGATCGCTGAGTTAAAGAAGCAACTCGCGCAAAACAAGGATGGATGAGCCAAAGAGTCCCACCGGGTTATCATCCGATCTTTTGGAAAAAGTACGGAAGAGCGCTACCCGAATCAGCACAAGAATTACCACGGTGCGACTTGAAAAAGCTGGGTCCCCCATGCTCGAAATTATCCCAAGAGACATTGGAACGGATCAAGAGGGATGGGCAATTGGTAAAGAAGAAATCCCGTGCCAAACGCTCGAAGACGCAATCGTGATTGGATTGGAGATATTAGCTAGGGGATGAAACTAACACTCCAGCCCGATGAGGTACAAGTCTGCCAAATGGTTGGGCGGATGCGTAGCTTGATTGCCCGTGGAAACGGGGTGCGTGACGCGAAGATGGGCAACCACGATGGCGCAGAGGCGGATGTGATAGGGATGATGGCGGAGTATGGATTTGCAAAGAAGATGAATGTATTCCCCGATTTGGGGCTTAGTCCAAGGAGTGGCTCGGCAGATGGTGTGATGGCGAGCGGAAAGCGTTATGACATCAAAGCGTCTAAGCATCCCAATGCCCGACTGCTCAGTACGCTAAAGGTAAACCCCGATGTGGATGTATATGTGCTATGCGTGGTGGATGGGAATCGCCTCGATTACAAAGGATGGGCGTGGAAGGAAGAACTTATTAAGGAAGACAACAAGAAAGACTTGGGGCATGGCGTGGGCTATGCGTTAGACCAGGATAAATTAAGGAAGTTTAATGACGGATGAGGAAATAATGGATAAGGCACTTAAACGCTTTGCGGAGGATGCACGTAAGAAGTTTATAGCTGGTGTGCGAGAGCATAACCCCGATGGTACGAAAGGACTATCTCGGATGACCCTGGGGGAGAAGCTACGCAGTTGCAGGGAAGAGGTAATAGACTTGTGGTTTTATCTATATGTAATTGAAGAGAAATGCCTAAGATAACCTACGCCGATGAGATAGACGCGAACTTCGGTATCCCGTGGACGAGCGATCTGAAGTTTGACAAGGGGGAGTTAGCATGTGCGTTATCCGAGGAGCAGATTGATGCGTTGCCCCCTGAGCGTGCGGAGATGCTTAGTCGCTTACTAATTGACCAACCTCAGTCGGAAGTGGAAGACCCCATCCAATGGGGATGGACATTGCCTGGTTGGCGTAGGGTGATGGAAAATTGGAAGGATACAAAGATCCATGTCTGTCTCGGAGGCAATCGTTCGTCAAAGTCGATTTTCGCGTCTCGTATGCTGGTACACCTGGCACAATCAATCCCCGAAGCTGAGATTCGTTCCATGCATGTTACGGAGGAGCGAAGCATATCGGATGCGCAGAAGTATATTTGGCAAAGTCTGCCAGCACGCTACAAGCGGACAAAGAAGAAGAGCGACAATCATAGTTTGCAATACACGCAGAAGAACGGGTTTAATTCTGCCAAGGCGATTCTCCCGCCCACTACTCCAGGTGCGGAGCGTGGAAGCACGATATATTTTAATAATTATCGGCAGTATATGGCAGACCCGCAGATATTCGAGGGATGGTCTGCCCATGCGATACACCTCGATGAGGAGGTTCCCGAAAGTATCTTTAATACATTGCTTGGCCGCACGGTGGACTTTCACGGAAGGTTGATTTTGACCTTCACAACCCTTCAAGGCTGGACACCTTTGATCAATAGTTTACTCAAGGGAGCAGAGACGGTGCAGTCCCGCTACAGCGAAATCCTAGACAGGGAGTTGCCTACTGAGCAAATATGTCACAATTGGCCTGACTGCCGTATTTATTACTTTTGGACTCAAGAGAATCCATTCATTGACGGACAGGAATTGATCCGCACTTATTCGAGGCAACCACTCGAAACGAAGCTCGCACGATTATTTGGCATCCCATCCAAGGCGATGGAGGGGAGATTCCCGAAATTCAACAGGGAGACTAATGTGATCCCGCATGAAAAAATCCCCTTCATCGCCGACCCTTCCTTACCATGCACCCGGTACTTTGTATGCGATCCGGGAGGAAGCAAGCCGTGGGTGGCAATATGGGCGGCAGTTATGCCGGATGGGCGGATATACATATACCGCGAGTTCCCCGACAGCACGATGGGGCAATGGGCATTACCGCATGTCAATGCATTGGGCAAGAGTGTGGGCAAGCCGGGACCCGCCCAGCGTCCACTAGGTTGGGGATACGAGGATTACCGCAACCACTTCGAGGACTTGGAGGATGGGGAGGATATATTTGAGCGTATTGTGGACCCCCGCATGGGAGCCGCCACGGTGCGTACAAAGGAGGGAGAGAGTAATATTATTAACCAAATGGCGAACCTCGACTTTGTGTTTCGCCCTGCTCCAGGTGTGGATATCGAGGCGGGTATTGCCAAGATAAATGACGCATTGGCATGGGATGATTCCGAGCCTATGACTCCTCGAAATCGCCCAAAACTCTATATATCAGATAGATGCGAAAATACAATTACCTCGCTCTTGGAGTATAGCGGGCAGAGTCGCGCGGAGCATTTCAAAGATCAGATCGATACGCTTCGGTATTTATTAGTAAGCGGGGCAGATCATATCACCAGCGGAACACTACAATGTACAGGCGGTGGTGGGTATTAGGTTGACGAGTCAAGCACAAACAACTACATTGTGCTACGCATGCACAACTCCTCTGATCCCGAACTTTTGTTCGTTTCCAAGGAACCTGATATAAATTATCTGCGGGATACTTACCGCGAAACTCAGTCATCCTTGGGCGAATGGATAGATCGCCGACAACGCGACTATGATGTACGCAATTGTTTGTGGGCGGGAAAGTCCAACGATTTTAAGAAATATTCTGCCAACTCGGAAACAGGAGAAGTATTTCCTTGGGCAGGGGCATCGGATCAAGAGATCCGCTTGGTGGACAACCAAATAAACAAGTGTGTGGCAATGACGCTAAATGCGGTACGCCAGGCGCACATCGTGGCAACTCCCGTGGAGTCCAGCGATATTGCCCGTGCTAATGTTATTTCTTTGTTTGTACGCTGGTTGGTAAATACCAAGATGAGCGACTTCTACGATCAGGTGGAACTCGGACTCAACCATCTCTTTGAGAAGGGAATGATGGTGCATTATGTTTACTACGAGAGCCAGGACCTCAAGCAACAGCAAGCAATCAAGCTTGATGAAATCGCAATGGCTCTGCCCCCAATTGCCGAGGCTATACAAGATGGCAGTATGGATGAGGAGTTATCCGCCGCCATATCCGAGCAGTTTGGAGTAAGTAAGAAGAAGGCCCGTGCTATGCTCAAGGAGTTGCGCAAGGATGGGGAAACCACCGTGCCTGTAACCCGCAGGGTGATTAGCCGACCACGCATCAAAGCCCTTGCCCCCGATGAGGATGTCTTTTGGCCCAACTACACCATCGACCCACAGGAAGCTCCCTATGTGTTTCATGTGCTAAACATGACACCTGAGCAACTACGCTCCAAGATTGCCACCGAGGGGTGGGATGAGGAGTTTGTGGATAAAGCAATAGAGAATGCAACCATCGGGGAGAACGATGTATACTCTACAAATTTAAGTTTACAGGATGAAATCCTGCGAGATGACGATGAAACCATTCGCATTGTGTACTGCTACCAACGGTTGTTGGACGAAGATAACATCCCCGGCATTTACTGCACCGTATTTTGTAATGAAGTTCCTGACCTATATGCTAAACATACGCTCATGGATTATGGGCATGGTGGATATCCTTTCGTTGTGTCCACTTTTGAGAAAACTTCAAAAAGGCTCTACGCCTCCCGCTCCATCCCCGAAGTCGGGGAAGCGTTCCAGCAAGTCATCAAAGTCGAGACGGACGCGAGCATCGACAGGCAAAGCCTCGCCACGGTCCCCCCGGTCGAACACCCGCTCGGCCGCGCGCCCTCGAAGTGGGGGCCGGGGGTAAGAGTACCTTACCGCACTCCTGGAGAGATTCGTTTTGCAGATACCCCGCGTTACGATGCCGGATCAGTTGAGGTACGGCGCTTGATGCAGGAAATGTTTGACCGCTACTTTGGAAACAACGCCCCAGGGGTGGATCCCGTGGAAGGGCAGATCAAACAGCAAAACATCATTAACCGCGTACTGCACCATATGAAATATGTAATGGACCAAGTCTATGGTCTATATCAGCAGTATGGTCCCGATGAGGAATATTTCCGTGTCACAGGCGTGCAGGATATGCAGAAGTATGCCAAGGGCAAAGCGGGTGAGAGATTCGATTTTTATATGCAGTTTGATGTGGCCACCCAAGACCCTGAGCAAATGCTCGAACGGGTAAAGACCATTGGTCAGATCGCTGGAACAATGGATAAGAATGGTGTGGTGGATACAGAGAAACTCCTGGCAATGGCAATTGGTCAGGTTATGCCAGGTGCGGCAGAGACAGTAATCCTACCCAAGGAAACCGCTTCCCAAAAAGCAATGGAGGAAGAGCGCCAACTCATTGCAGAGTTAGTGGCGGGTGTGCCACCCAATGTTCGCGAGAACGATGCACACGAAATGAAGCTTCAAGTGTTCAAGCAATGGTTACAACAACCTGATATCCAGCAAAAGGCACAGCAAGACCAAGCACTACAGGAGCGTATCCAAGGGTATATGCAACAGCGTCAGTTCGCCATCCAGCAAAAGCAGAACGCACAAATCGGTAGGTTGGGAGCTATGCCCACACAATTCGGACAAACTGCTAGTGCGGCATGAGCATAACTTATCGTGGTGAGCGATTCTCAGCATACAATTCCCCTAAGCGAACTCCTGGTAAATCTAAGAAGTTTGCCGTACTCGCAAAAGAAGGAGACAAAGTTCGTCTTGTTCGTTTTGGAGATCCCAATATGTCCATTAAGAAGAACATACCCGCTAGGCGTAAATCCTTCCGAGCGCGACATAAGTGCGATGAAAAGAAGTCTAAACTAAGCGCTGGGTATTGGTCCTGCAAGAAGTGGTGATATGAGCCTTTACAAAAACA